ATGCTTGCTCACTATATGAATGATGAAGCTTATGTAAAAGAATTACTTGAAGGTGATATTCATGCTGTTAATCAAAAAAATGCAGGGCTACAGACAAGGGATCAAGCTAAAACCTTTATCTATGCCTTGCTCTATGGTGCAGGTGCAAAGAAGATTGGCTCAATTATAGGACGTGGTAGTAAAGAGGGTAAGAAATTGATTGAGAATTTTCTTAGTAAGACACCTGCACTTGGAGCTTTACGTGAGAGAGTATTGAATGAAGCAGGACAAGGATGGGTAAGAGGATTAGATAATCGTAAATTATTAATTCGTTCTTCTCATTCAGCATTGAATACTAAGTTACAAGGTGGGGGTGCAATCGTCATGAAGAAAGCTTTAGTATTATTTAATAACTGGTTGTCTGAAGATGTAAAGATTGTTGCCAACATTCATGATGAATGGCAAGTAGAATGTGATAAAAATGATGGAGATCTAGTGGGTAAGTTAGGAGTAACTGCTATCATGAAAGCAGGAGATCACTTCAAGATGAACTGTCCTCTCACAGGGGAATATAAAATAGGAACTAACTGGTCGGAGACACACTAATGGAATATGTATTACCCAAACATGTAGCAGAATTTATAAAAGAAAGAGATACATTAAAAAAGAGGATACAAGAGTTAGAAGTAACTGTTGATATACTTAGAACTAATGTAAGAGATTTAGAAATTATGTTGAGAGATGCTCGAATAAGAATAAAAGAGTTGACAACGTGATAGAAAGACGATATAATAACGTCATTAATATTAACAACCAACCACCGAAAGGATAGGATATGCCAATAATTAGTGGTAAAGCTTACTGGGCAAAGCTAGATAGACCTGCTCAGAAGTACAATACGACTGCTCCTACTGATACGGAGTACACTATTGACGTGACGATAGATAAGAAGAGTAAGGAATTAATTAATTCTTTGAAACCTTCTGCAACTATCAAGAATAAAGGTGATGATCGTGGAGATTTCTTCACGTTCAAAAAGAATGCATTCAACAGGAATGGTGAACCTCTCCCTAAACCAAGAATTGTTGATGCTAAGAGGAACAACATCGCTGGAACTTTAATTGGAAATGGTTCCGAGGTTAGAGTTTCTTTCAGAGTTGATGAGATTAAGAATGTACCAACTATGAAAGGTAAGAATAAGTTCTACCTAGATGCTGTTCAAGTTGTTGACCTTGTGCAGTATGAAAGATCAGATGACTTCGATGAGGTTGATGGCTATGTTGCTGAAAGCACTATGAATAATGGTGCAAGCTCAGAGGAAAAAGCTCCTTTCTAATGAGTGATAGAAAGATTAGTTCTCTGTTAGAGGACATTAAATACAGACTTGATACAGTTAAAACTCCAACAGAAGCTAATCTTTCTTTATTATTAGATGGGGTTAAAGAATCAGTTCTAAAAGTTTTAGCTGAAGAAAAAGATAACAGTGGTAGGATGCGTTTATCTAGTATTGGACGTAAGGATAGACAGCTTTGGTATGATTATAAAGGATATGATAAAGAACCTCTTACCTCTGCAACTAAAGTCAAGTTTTTATTAGGTCATTTAATAGAGGAAGTTACTTTATTCCTAGCGAGAGAAGCAGGACATAAGGTAGAGAAGTGTCAAGAAGAAGTGAAGGTATCAAATGTTAAAGGACATATTGATGCTATGATAGATGGAGAATTAGTAGATGTGAAGTCAGCATCTCCTTATTCTTTCAGAAAATTCTGTGATGGCTCGTTAGAAAATGATGATCCCTTTGGTTACATTTATCAACTGTCTTCTTATGGTGAAGCATTAAGAAAAGATACAGGATATTTTCTTGCTGTTGATAAGAGTAATGGTTTTATGACATTACTTAAAACAGATTTAACTGATGCTGATCCCAAGAAAAGAATAAGAAAATTAAAAGCATTATTAAAAAATGATACTCCTCCAGAGAAATGTTACAGTGAAGTAATAGAAAATAATGGAAATAAAAAATTACCTATTGGTTGTAAGTTCTGTGATTTTAAAAGAGAATGTTGGAAAGATAGTAACAATGGAAAAGGATTACGTAAGTTTATCTATGCCAGTGGTGCTGAATTTTATTCTCATATAGAGAAAGAACCTAGAGTTAAGGAAGATTTCTAATGCATTGGACTATTTGGAAAAAGGATAAACCTTTCGTACCTAACCTAGATAAGTTTGGGTTTGTTTATCTTATAACAAATACACAAACTGAGAAAGCATATGTAGGTTGTAAGCAATACTATATAGGTAAATCTAAAAAGAAAATGAAATGGGAAACATATACAGGATCATCTAAATATTTAAATGCAGACATAGAAAAAGATGGTAAAGAAAAATTTAAGTTTGAAGTCATAGCAGAATATAAAAACAAAAGAAGTCTACGTTACTATGAAGCATACTATCAAATGAAATGGGATGTCCTTACTGCTACTATGAAAGATAGTGATGAACCTGCATTTTATAATTCATATGTAGGTGGTAAATGGTATAGACCTATTGAAAGTTATAAACCTTTTACAGAAGATCATAAACGAAAAATAAGTGAAGCAAAAAAAGGTATACCTATGTCAGAGGAACATAAAAGAAAGATATGTAAGGGTTTAAGAAAAGTTATTTACAGAGATGGTAAAATAGATATAGTTGAAAATATAGCTGAGTATTCTAAAAAAAATAATTTACATCAACCATATTTATCTATATTAGAAACAGGTCATAAAGGCATTATAAGAATAGAAAAAATACAAGATGGGGAATCATGAATTATTTCATAGTGTACTAAATGAAGGGGTTCATGAATCGCATAATCCAGAGAGGGTGTTATGGCTATGCGTAATCTTGCAACAATTATTAGATGCTACGAAACCAGAATATGAGGGAGAAAGTTCTTATAATATTTTAATGAGAGATAGAGCAAAGGCTTGGTTACTCTCTGGATATGGAGTAACTGCTACTGATAGAAATGATGTCTGTCATATGGCAGGTATAGAACCAGAAGCTTTGAAAAGTTTTACTAAAAAATTATTTGATGAAAACAGTGAGATAGAATTTGTACGAAAAAGAATTAATGCAATACTACATGAGACTTTAGAATAATGTGGGAACATTACTGTCAAAAAGAAAAAACAATCATGAGTATTGGTAATGGTGAATCTTGTAACTGGTGTGGAAAGGAGAAGACTATGGCAGGAGAACATGACAAAATGATTAAAGAATCAATAAGTGCAAGTAAGATACAGGTGGGTGGTGCTCACTATAAAGATTGTGCAATCATGCCAATCGAATACATAATAAAAAATAATCTTGACTTCTTAGAAGGTAATGTGGTAAAGTATATAACTCGTCACAAGACTAAAGGTGGACAGGAAGATATTGATAAAGCAATTCATTATGCTAATCTTATAAAGGAGTATTACTACAATGACTAAAGATTATCTTGGAGATCGTAAAGCATCAGAACAATTAGCTCGGAAACAAAAGAAGTATTGGTTGGAACGAGGAGTAAAATGTAATGTATGGGTTGAACCTTTTTATATGGGTGAAACTCGCTTATGGCAAATTAGATCAGATTTAAAATTTAGAGTACAATAGAGGATATAACAATGGCAAATAATTATTTACCTACTGAATACCAATCATTTATACACATGTCTAGGTATTCAAGATGGTTAGAAGAAGAAGGTAGAAGAGAGACATGGACTGAAACTGTAGGAAGATTAATATCTTATTTTAAAAAACATATAGATACAAATTATAAAGGTGTAATTAAAAATAAAGAATGGAATGAAATAGAAGAAGCTGTATTATCTTTAGAAGTTATGCCTAGCATGAGAGCATTAATGACAGCAGGTGATGCATTAGATAGAGAAAACATTGCAGGATATAATTGTTCTTATATTCCTATTGATAGTCCGAAAGCATTTGATGAAGTTCTTTACATACTAATGAATGGTACAGGTGTAGGTTTCTCTGTTGAACGACAGTATACAGATAAGTTACCTACTGTGCCTGATGTAGAGTTTGAATATTCAGATGATGTTATTTCTGTTGCTGACTCTAAAGAAGGATGGGCAAGAGCATTTAGAGATTTAATATCGTATCTTTATACTGCACGTATACCTAAGATAAGTGTAACAAAAGTTAGACCTGCAGGTGCAAGATTAAAAACCTTTGGTGGTAGAGCTAGTGGACCTCAACCTCTGGTAGACTTATTTGATTTTACAATTAGTAAATTTAAAGAAGCACAAGGTAGAAAGTTATCTTCTATGGAATGCCATGACATTGTCTGTAAGACAGGTGAAGTTGTTGTAGTAGGTGGTG